AGTTGACCATTAATTTGATCAGTAGCCTTAATGCGTAGTGCAGTTTTAGCTATTTTAGAATTACGTGGATCTACTAATATTTCACCATTACTAGGTGTTTTATAGAATGTTGCGGCTAAAAATGTTACAGTATCACTATACCTATAGTCTGGTACTATATCTGGATCATCACCATTTTCTCTGCGTGCTCTAACACTTAGTGTACCTGTTGTGCCAGTAGGAAAGTTCTTTTCAAAACTAATAGTAAATGCGTCTTTTTTAGCCGCATCGCTACCAATTAATCCGCCAACTGATTTACCGCCTGCATATGCTGTATATGGTTCTATCCAACTATTCCAAGTCGTGCCACCATTTGTGCTATATTCAATAGCTATATTTACAGGTGCAGGTTCACGATCACCCGCTTTAGTGTTTATCCTACTCAAACCCTGTGGAAAATGTATATCTACTACTAATGTATTTACACTATCGCCGTTATTTGCAGCAGTGATCCATGGTCCAGCAGGAATTGCATTAATTGTGTATTGGTCTGTTTCGCCGTAACGCTGGTCTTGCTCACCACCAACATAACCCATAACAGACTGAGTTTGTGTATTACCATTTTGTAGTGGACTATACGCTTTGTTATTAGCATCTCTAGCACCAGTTAGTGCTGTATTAACTAAATTTTGATATACATCACTGCTATAAATAGTATTAAATTTTTCAATATTTGCTGCATCAGCACTATCATTTTTTCTATCTAGTGTGATAAACATGTCCTGTGTTTGATTAGGACTGTCAAACTTAGCAAACTGATAGCTTTGATTTTGTTGGCCTAGATTAAGTGCAACTTCACCAATTTTATAAGTTGTAGCATCTATATTTAGTGGGCCATATCCCCAGGCCAATAGCATTGTTAAGTAGCTATCACGCTCATTTAAAAATGTAGCATAATTTTGGGCACCAAGGGCCGGTGTCATACGAACTTTACCCAATATTACTGGTATAGCCCCATATGGGTTTGATTGATTGGCACCACCAGTAACCATATACTGTTGTTCTGTAGTACCGGGATCTTTTGTTGTTGGCGGACGTACTGGTGCTATTGCATTAATTAGTGCTCCGCCAACAATAGTAACTGCCATTGTAGCAAAAGTACTACCTACAGCTCCAGCTGCCCAACCAGCAGCAATTGAGGAACCTACTAAACCACCACTAGTAGCTGCAATTAATCCACCTTCTAATGCTCCGGCAATATAGGGGGCATAAATAGCTAGCGCAACAAATAGTGCTAGTCTAACAACATCTTTTCCAGGAATAGCTCTGTATTCGACAACATCTGTGTCTTTAAGGACAAAAGTATCCCACCGCTCTACTGTAATAGGGCGACCGTTTACAAGTATAGCTGCATAGGATTTTAATTCTGGTGCAACTTTCCACTCATCAACTACAAAAGTGTGTAGTTGCTGTAGAGTAGTACCAGGAGTTATTGGTAGTGTATATCGTTCAGTTTTTAGGGGATGTGGAACGGTATTTAGTATAACATTTTTGCTAGAATTATACTTAAAATATCCAACTATACGCTTACGCCATAGGACGCTATCAATAGACTCAACAACACTAGTAGAATTTTCACTAATATGAATAAATTGTTTATCGTTTATAGCTACAGCAATATGGGATTCGCTTCCAAGTAGCTTAAATAAAATAACTGCGCCTGATTCAAGCGCAGTTATTTCGTCCCAACCTTCACGATATTGAGCAATTAATTCTTCTAGCCTAGATGTATCATCTGTTGTTGTATAGTCATCAACAAAACTAGGTAATGTTATATTAAACTCATTTTTGTAAATAAGTCTAACCAATCCCCAACAATCTACACCATTAAAATCTCTACCACGTTCCTTAAAAGGAATTCCAATATATTTATTTGACCACATTAGAATAATCCTGGAAAATATGCTGGAGTAAAATTATGAAGCGGAAAAGGTTCACGTTCATAATTTATCATAGTTAATTCGGCAGAAACTTGATCTTTATTATAAGTAAAATTACTTATGTAAAAATCGTTAAAAGTAGCCTCTGCATCAGCATTAACATTAAACAATGCATTACCTGGCTCTACATATTTAGATAGTAATAAATCTAACTTTATTTTTGGAGGGCCAGTAATAGTTCTAACAATAGGTACCACATATCTAGTTACGTCAAACATAGTAATAGAACATTTAGGTGCTTGACCTTGTTCTTCAGTAGGCAAACTGATTTCCATAGGCAAAAAAGTATAATCGCTGCCTTTCCAAGTAATACCATATATAACTTCTTCAGCAGTTTCACTAATACGTTTAGTGAAACTGTCACAAAGTCTTAGTACAACATTGTTTACATTATCAGGATCATAAATAGTTACAGTAGTAATTAAATTAGTATCTGTTTCTGGAGAAAATATTGCTTTTAATGCCTCTGGAGACATTGATGTTAATCTGCTCATGGTAATACTTCTAACTGTAGTGATACTGTCCAATATCCTGGGGCAAGATAGCTTGTAGTAAACAAGCTATCTCCTTGAGGAATTATTCTAACTTCTTCGATAGTGTTGGTTCTAGGGTGTGGAAAACCAAAGCGTATAGTTCCTCTAATTGTATTTTCTACAAAGTTTTTTAGTGTAGCTACTTCAGCATTAGTCATAATAAAACTAAGACTTAATTGACTAGGACGCTTACCTAAATATCTCATTTTGGCGGGGCCTTTATCCATGCTAGTTCTTTGGATAAGTGCTCCATGATTTTCACTAAAACCTTTTTGAGGTACTTGTGGTAAACTTAATGCTGTCCACGAGTATGTATAGGCCATACTATCTCCTTACTAATGCTGGGCTTAATCCATAATTACCCCGCAAAGAATTTTGCATAGGGCTTCCAGGTTGAGCCATATTTCCTGCTACCATTTCGCTAATAATTACATCAAAGCTACGGTTACCTCTACTATCTACTGTTTCCTTAGCTTCAACATTGGCTTGAGTATTATTGTAGATATTAATTTCTGTTTTTCCACCAGTTGCTCGTACGCCAAATGAACCGTTACTAGTTTTAACAGCTGGCATAACAAATTCAGGACCAGCTTCTCCAGCTACAGCCATTCTGCTGCCACCACTATGTGCAAATAGAGTAGGACTATTTAATAAACCACCTTTTGCATACTTATCCATACCTGCAAACATTGCGCTAGAACTAGTAAATAGTGCTCCTTTTGCTGCTGCTCCTGGTAAATAAAATGGTGTTGAGGTTGCAGCTGCAGTCGTACCTGTTGCTGCAATAGCACTGGGGAAAAATCTTGACATTAAAGATTGCTTTAATGGTTCCATAAGAGTAAGCTGTAATTGCAACTTTAATAATCCAGCTAGTGCTTCATATATAAAATCTTTAAAAGCCGTTTTACTACCTTTAGCAAAATTAACAATAGCATCTGTTAAACTGTCTACTGTTCCTTTTAAAAGATCTCTATATTTTTCCTGAGAACTGGACAATTCATTATTTAGATCAATTAATTTTAATTTACTAGCTTCACCTTCTGTGGCTGCGGCTAGTTCTGCTTTTCTTACAGACTCTATTCCGTCTCTAGCTATTTTATAACCTTCTTCAGTTAATCTAGGATCTTTGTCATACCGACGTTTTTCTAGTGCTGCTAATTTAGCATCTGCGTCTCTATTTATTCTTAGCCTATCGCGTTCTGTTTCTAGCTGTACTTTTCTAATAGCTTCTGATTTTTTAAGCAATTGATATTCATTGTCTAACAAAAGCCCTCTATCGTGTAATATTTGTGATATTTGACTTTCAGTATCTAATCTTTCACCTCTCAGCGAATATTGAATATCATCAAGTTTATTGTTTGTTTCAATCACTCCTTGGGAAACTTCATAATTTATATCTTTTAATCTATTAGTTTGTACAATACTTAAATCTAGTTCCTTATTACCTTTTCTTCGCTCAGCATTTTGTTTTGCTAGAGATATTTCAGTATTTAAGTTAGATTGTGCGATACCAGCTTGTTCCATTTGTTGACTAGTAAGTTTACCTTTAAATGCTTCGTCAATTCGTGCTTGTGCATTTTTGCGTCTTATTTCAATATCTTCAAGTTCTTTTTCGTAGTCACGAATTATTTTAGCTTTAGATGCACTATCTTCAATAATAGCTCTTTCCTCAGCAAACAGATCTTTTAAGGTACTTTCTGTTTTAGTACGCTCATCAGCTAAATCTTGTCCTTGTCTAGTTAATTCATTAATGCGTTTTGTTAAATTTAATTCTGCATCTAGTCTGGCTAAACGGCCTTCGCTTGATTCAATTTGTGCTTGTTGTCTAAGCACATTTCGTTGTTGGCGACCACCTGCTTGATTACTAGCAAATTCTTGTAATGCACTAGCTATTCCTGGGCTTGCTCCAGTACTACGTATCAAATCCATAATATTGACGCCAGGCCGCTTTGTTAATAC